ACTTGCTTTATTATCCCCACCTGATACCCATTTCTTTGTGTCAAGCTTATCTATTATCTTTTTTAAACTATTAACATCAAAGACTAGTGTACAGAATGTCTCATCACCTACACACAAATTATGAAACCAATAATCAGATTCAGTAGCCGCTATACCACTAGGCTTACCATAGCTTTCAAACTCAATAGCTATATTACCTGTCTTTTGCCACATACCTCTCTCACTCTTAACTTCTATCTTCTTATCTTGTAGCATATCTGCTACTTGCTTCTCCCTTACTTTACCGTACTCTAAGTCTATATCAAACTTTTTTCTATTGTCTTTACTTGGTGCTAGGTTTTCCATTTGCTTCTCCTTTTATTCGTTTTGGTTTAAGATGTAATAGTTCCCTTATATGTAATTTCCTTCCTTTAAAAAAGACAATAAGATTTATTGTAGTGTTGATGGAAATGGCTATTAATAACCACCATTGCCACCATAATAGTTCTGTAGACTCTAACACTAAGTAGCTTGTATGTCAACCATCTCACACGCATCTGCTGTGCAAGCTAGTTCTCTACCACCACTAGTTGTATCCTCCTTCTCATACTCTGCTAATTTAGTCCAATCAATAGATGCAGGCATCTTCTTATAGGCTTGTTCATATTCTTCACCTGTTATATCTTGATAGGGTGCTTGTTGATATGTGTGGTCAAAGAAAGGCAAGAAAGATATGCCTGATACCTCATCAAAGTTTTCGTAAACCCATGCTCCAACACCCATCCACTCATGTTCCTTAACAGATATAGTTACAGATGGCTTATGTTCACACCAATGTCTCTGATATAATAACCAAAAGTCTAATTGCTCAAGTGCAGTCATTGCAGTTCTAGTGATTGCACCTGATGGTGCTTTCACAGGGAAACTGAATACAGTTGTGCTATCAGGTTTTCCAATATCAGGTTCAGATGGTATTCCTGACTCCTTCATAAACTGTGTGATAGGGTCTTTGTTATCACCACGTACAGTTCTGATGTAGTAGTCATTATGTCTAGCATGAATACCTGAAGCACTGTCAACTAATTGACTAACTGTACCACTAGGTTTGACACAAGTGATTGCAGTTGACTGTGGTATACCCAATTCCTTGGCTACCTTCTTATTAGTTTCTACTGCTACTGCTCTTAACTCTTCTAGATTATCCCCTAGTTCATAATAATTACTATTTAATGTAGGGCAATCTAGTATACCTGTTAGAGAAACTCCTAATAGTCTTTCCTCTTCTGTATTGTCCTTCCATACCTTACGTAGATATTTAAAGCTAGTAAGAGTAGACTGAAATGTTCCAAGTATAGTAGCCATACGTACCTTCTCTTTTAATGATTCTAAATCATCTGTGGCACGTGCTACAACCTCTGTAAGATTACAGAACTGATAAGGTCTAAGTATAATCTCACTACATGGATTACATCCAAAGTAATGGTCAGCATCTCTTCTACCATTTTCAGCAGCTTTTACTTGTGCAGCTTGCCTATTAAAGATACCACGTTCTCCTGACTTAGATTCATATAAGGATAGCCACTCTCGCATGAATGTACCCATTTCAGGCTTACCTTTAAATGCTACAGAGTTATTAGCCATACCTCTCTGACCTTCACGATATATTTTTTTATCAGGTTCATCCCACCACTCACCTGACTTGGCATGTCGCATTTGGTCATCGCCTAAGTTAGACAGGGATATAAGAGCAGAACGTCTGACACCACCTACAACTACAACTTCACCAATCTTACACATTAAGTCGTGACACTCGATAGGAAACAATCGTCTGCCTTTAGCACCCTTAAACTTTTTTATACAGAAGTTAAATAATTGTACTAATGGTTCAGGACCAGATGCCCTACCACCAAACGTCTTGAGTCTTGCACCTGCTGGTCTAACCTGTGATACATCCCACGTAGGAACTTGACCTACATATAGCATAGCAATAAGTTCTCTCAGAGCTTTTGCCCAACCCGGTCTGCTATCGCCTACGGTTATGATAGTAGTGCTATCCTCAAAGTGCTCATTGACTATAGGTAGCTTGTCTACATTCTCACGTTCAACAGAGAAGCCAACACCTGTGCCACACATAAGTATGTACATACATTCATCGAATGAACGTGGACTATCCACAGGTATATAACTACAGTTGTAGCCACCAACATGGCATCTATCTAGTGCAGGTCCTGATGTCATTAAGGCTCTCATGCTTGGCATGACACCTAGATTCATTATCTGTGTAGATAGCTTTTCTTTTAATGCTTTCGTTATAGTATAGCTATAGTTTTTCTTTAGATGCTTCTCCATATAATCAAAATATCTATCTATAGTTTCTCCCCAATTCTCTCGTCTTTGTTCATCGTCTTTCCATCGTGCATAGCGAGAGAGTGCTATAAAATTTTGATAGTCCGTTGGTAAGTAATTATTAATCATTCTTATTCTCCTGTATAGTTCTAATGTTTTTTATTTTAACTCCACCTATGTCATACATAAATTCAGTTATACTTGTTTCTATTTCTTCAGCTACGTTTTCGTCAGCAGGTACAGGGTACTCATCCTCATCCACATCCAACGTAAGCATCACTTTAACTCTTATCATCATAGACCTCAATGAGTTTATTTAGATACCACTGTGCTTTCTTTAAGTCCTCTACACCATTTTTGTATCTATATCTCCATAAGTATTTAGCTATGTTACCCTGTAGATAAGCTTGGAACTCATCTCCTAACATTGCTCTTAGAGCATCAATACACTCAATACCTGCCACATTATAGTGTGGTGGATGATTGACTGCATCTCCAGTTTTGTTTTGTTCTTCATTCATTCTACGTACCATGTAATCCCTGTATCCTTCCATAATATTAATGCTTAGTGCTTGGCTTAAAGTTAATGGTTATAACATTGTCTTTAATATTCTCAACTGTTCCTCTATTATTTATAGCATCTTTAGAATCTGTGTCAAGAGAATTTATAACATAATCATTCATCATTTCCCTAACTGCTGTATCTTTATCCATTATGGGTATAACAGAGGAAATCATTTTGCATATATGCATTACTTGGTAGTAGTCATCATCTTCCATACCATTGTCAGGATGTGTTACTATAACTACGTCAATCTCTCCTGTCCATCTTTCTTTCTTATCTAGGAAGGGTCTAACCCTTATCATAAAATCTTCAGGTCTATTTTTTATGTAATCCATTCACTTACTCCTTTTTACTTTTGTACCACTAAATTTTATAAATGTAGGGTGTTTGTTTTTGCCTTTTTCTTTTAACCAATCTTCAGGTATTATCCTGTCATAGTATCTAAAGCCATGTTTAATACACCACTCTGCGTATGTAGATTTCGCACCTTTGCTTAGTTTACTTCGACTGTTTGTAAATACAAATCTAATATCTAGCTTAGGGTGTTGCTTCTTTATGCACAAGTGTTTTCTTCTGTCTGCTGTTAAGAATCTTCCCTTTGTTTCTATTATGATACCATTGTTTAATATAAAGTCAGGGGTATAGGTGCGATAGGCTAAGTCTTCCCACTCTATCTTGATACTCTCATAGTTATACTTATACTTTATTGTATCAAGAGCCATAGAAATCTTATGTTCTAGTCCACTCCTATACCCATACTTTATTGCTTCTCGTCTTACTTTATGAGGAGACATTTTGTGCCAATTCAATATAAGCCACAGTCTTGGGTGACTTAGCCTGTGACATAAGTGCAGGAAGTTCTTGTATAGTTTTCCAACAATCAAATCTGTAAGAGCAAAACGTACAGTGTTTATTTAAAACAGTATTACCTGTCTCTTTACCACGGAACGTTTCTTTCTCAGGCTCAAAACAACGTTCAAAAGTATTACTTTCTACTTTATCAACAGTGTCCTCAATCTTAGCTATCTCCTCATCTAAGTCAAGACCTTTAGCAGGTACATATTTAAATTCACCATTGGCTTTATTAACTACCCACCAACCACCAACCTTTTTACCTGATGCCTTTGCATATCCTGCTAGTTGTGCAACATATCCAAATCCATCCATGTCTTTTAGGCTAGTATAAGAATCAAACTTATTATTATAAGACCATTGTGAAGAGGACTTAATATCATCAACACTGCCATCAATAACAATATCATATGTTCCTTTAATATTTGCATTAGGTAAGTTAAGAGTGACCTCTTCTGAATCTTCATACTTGACTCCTGCTTCTTTTAATAAACCCTTGAAGACAGCTTCCACTATGTCTCCTAGCATCATGTTCATAATGAATGTCGTAGGAAATGGTAGAGCTATCTCAGGTTTATTTTTATCATACCACAACTGACAGGTGGGTCTACCTATGTTAGACATTCTAAGTCTGAAAGCATCCCTAGTTTTCCCACTGCCAAATTGTCGTTTCATAGCATCCATAACATCCTTACCAACTTGTGAAATAGTCTCGTCAGAAAAGTTAGTCTTTCCTTTAACAGCATCTTCCATAAATTGATGAAGTGCTAATTCAGCAGGGTGATTCATTACGCAACCTCTTCATTAAGTTCTATGTCAATAAAGTCCTCAACGGATTCAGCATCACCATCTGATACATGGCTATTAACTTTCTCTGCCCAAGCATTAGCTATGTAGGTATTATAGTTATCAACCCAAACCATAAAATCAGAAAACATAGTTTGGTCTGCATCAACTAAAGTTATAGACTTCGTAATGTCTAAATTAGACTTAGGCAGATAGAATACAGCACCACTAGGAAGCTTACGTTCTTCTGTAGTAACAGCTAGAGTATGCTGAATTGGTAATCGCTTCATCTTAGCTAACTCTGTAAAGCTTTGTCCAACTATCTTGAAGGCATCACGATTGTCTATCTCCCATATAAATGGTGATGGCTCAATAGTAACATCTTCACCCTTATCATTAACAGGGTTAATCAACTCAACCGTACCTAGAATAACACGAACTCTTTTTATTTGCTTTATAAGTTCCTGTGTCTTCTCAGGTAGTGACTTAAAATCTGCCACATAACCTGCTGGTTTACCACAGTTTAGACCACCCTCATTGTCCTTTAAGTCTATGTTAAGATTGTCTGCCATAATAGTTTTGACATACTTATTTGGTTGGTCTCCAAAGCCTTTGATGAACCTTTTATACATAAACCTCTGTAGAAAGGGTCGTACCTTAGCTTCTTTAGCATAGTAAGTTGCTGTATCAGGTATCTCTAACTTATAAGTTCTACCCTCAACAATCACCATATTAACTTTCTTGCCTTTAACTTCGGCTTCACCCATAATAGCAGAGTGATTTATCTTAAATCTAGGAAGTGTACTACTCTTTTGCTTCTTAGAAGTTCCTTCATTTGCGATACCCATTGCCTTTGCCATAGCGGCATAGTTGTCAGTATCAATAGTCGTTAGTTCTGTCATATTTTAGTCTCCTTTATGTTTAGATTCTCATAGTTATATCAGCTAACGTCTTTAGTGTCAAGCCAATTATCACCTATTTTAGATTCTAATAGTAGTGGTACATTAAAATCTATTTGCCATTTAGTATTTATCAACTTAGGTAATTCTCTGTTAGTAGTATTGATGACTTCCAAGACTGCTCTTTCTTCATCAGGGTGTACATCAATTACTATACTGTCGTGTACTGTATTTACCACACAACTCTTCATATTGTCAAGCAGTTTATCAATATATAGTAATGCTATAGGAACTATATCTGCTGTCGCAAAGGATTGTACAGGATAATTCTTTATCTGTGTGAAGTAGGATACATTACCATGTCTTTTCCTCACAACACTAGGAAAAGAAAACTCTCTTCCTGATGGTGTCTTAATAGATAAAGTGTTTAAAGCTTCCGTAGCCAATCTGGAGTGCCAAGCTTTGATTCCTTGATACTTCTCTGTGAAGTGTTTGTAATATTCTGCTTCTGCCTTACTTCTTCCAAAGCCTGTTGCTCCGTAGAGTGGTGCAAACGTGTGTGCTTTCGCATCTTGGCGAGAAGTCTGTTGACCTGCATCTGTAATAACTTTAGACGTATATGAGTGAACATCGAACCCTGTAGCAACTTCTTCAATAGCAACTCCATCTTGTGATAAATAGGCAGCAGTCCTAAACTCTAGCTGTGCAAAGTCAGCTTCAAGAACCTTACCACCATTCCAACGTGATACAAACACTCGCTTAACAGGGAACGTGCCACCTCTAGGCATGTTCTGCATGTTAGGGTCTGCACCACTAAATCTTCCTGTAGATGTTCTATGTTGTAACAATCTAACATGAAGTTTCTTATCTTTCTTTACGTGTGTGGCTATACCCTCTACGAAAGAAGATAGGTATGTATCCACTGCACTTAGTCTTCTAACCTTTGATAAAAAGTCTACACCATCTGTCATATTCTTGGCACGTGAGGCACGTTCTAATATCTCTAAGTTTTGCTTGGAAGTAGAAAAACCATTAGCACTTGCCCACTTAGGACTAGGTGGTTTGAACTTCAACCCTGCAATCTCGTTCCTCTTTTTAAATATATAGCCATCATTGTCACAAGTCTTACACCTAGTAGGATTAGCAAATGGCTGACCATCTTTTTTAATCTTAGTAATGTAACCCTTACCACTACAGTCAGTACAGTGTACTGCATATGTCTTGTATACAATCTCTGTACCATTGCTGACTAGCCTTCTAAAGTTTGTGTCTGACATGTATGGGTCTATAGAGTTTGCCCAATCTGTCTTATCAATTATCTTCCTACCATATATAACCCAAGATAACTGTTCAGGACTATTAAGATTAATCCTAGTATCACCCATAAGATTTCTTACGTGTTCTTGTAATGCCTTCTGTAACTCAATCTTTTCTTTCTCAAACTCTTGTCTAACACTATCTAGTGCATCAACATTTACTGCAAATCCTCGTGTATATATTCTAGCAAGACAACAGGCTACATCATTTGTGAGTAGTACTGTACTCATTAAGCCTGCATCATCCTTAGTGTTTAGTCTAATATATATCCTATCAGATAATTCCTTAGTAGCATGTAAGTCTGCACTAAGATAGTTACTCAACTCATCATGTGGTATATCTCTAGTGGTATAACCTTTCTTGAAATACTCCTTGAGTGTATCCTGTTTCTTAGTATATAACTCATATCGTTCTGCACAGGCTTCAAGTGATAATGGCTTTTTTAAACCCCTCTGAAGAACGTACTCGCCTAACATAGTGTCAAACACAGAGCCATCATATTTAAATCCTGACTCCCACAACCAAACTAAGTCGTAGGCTATGTTGTGTCCTATTAGTATAGTAGCATCATCTAGTGCTGTCTGAACAATGTTGTGTCCATCAGGTGTTGGCTCACTCTCACTGTGGTCAAATGTAACTATAGTTTCTTTACCATCTGTAGTGAGTAGACCTACCATAACTAATGTATTAGTCTCTTCAAATGGGTCTAAGTGCATCTTCCCATCTCTATTCGTAACTGTATTCTCTACATCTAATACTAATCTCATACTACATACCTCGCTGTCTTGTATTCAAGATTACATTGTACACGACCATGCCACCCTGTCAACTTATTCTTTACTACATTAATATGTCTCTCTGTGTCCTCTTCCTGACCTGCCACATTTGTAGTAGGGTTCTTAGCTATTAAAATCATAAGGTCAGCTTCTGCTGCCTTACCTGTTCGACTACCTTCCATCATAGATTGGTTCAAGTCTATCCTACCCTCTGCATCTGCACTTAACTGTGACATATAAAACATGGCACACTCATGCTGTTTGGCAATCTGTCTAGCATAGATAGCATTAGCCTTTAGGGATTCATCTGCCCTAGCGAACCCTGCTGTCCTAGCAAACTTGTCTCCCATGTCCAAGAGTACCACATCAGGCTTATATGCCTTACAGACACTCTCAACCCATGCCATATCCCTACCTGTTGCATCCTTAATCTTTATCTTTTCTTTGACAGG